TATTCTGCCGCCGCCGCGGGTCCACCGGTTCAATTCAATTACAGCTCCATCCCAATCCTGTTCTTCAATGCGTTTTCGAAGTGTGCTTGCGCGGTATCGCGGAACACCGAGATTATAGGAAAAGTCAGTAAGTGCACCGAGTATGCGCGGGAATGCGATTAGGTGGGGGGAAGCCTTCAGGGTACCGGCCATGTAGTTTCTTTCCAGTTCCCGCATTAGCCACTGCTCTGCAAGTTCTTTGGAAATTGGCGCGTCATTCATCGTGACTTTTGTGCCATCTGGCTTGTATACGGTGCCATAACCAATGGTGGGGTACCCAGCTGGGCAAATGTAGGGCGTAGAACTAAAGCCTTCGAAGGTGCGGCATAGGGCTGCAGCAATTAGGATCGCGTCTTGCGTTCCCATACCCTGCCCACGAACCAGAATGATAAAAGCATTGTCAGTATTGCCATATCTTCATCATTCCAGCTTTGCACCAATACTTCCTTCCAATCGGCACCAGCTGCCACGGCCATCACCATTGCTGTGATCTTCACCGCTGAATACAGTGCAACATACCAGTAAGTGACTAGCGGCCTTACAAGGGCTGATAATGCGGCCACGAACCATCCTGCCGCCCGTGCTGTATCGCCTTGCTCCCGTAGAGCCACGGCCATAGCGTCAATTTCTTTGCCTGATAGGGTAACTTCTGCTTCACGAATATTGATTTCACCGCGTAGCTTTGCAAACTCTTTCTCTGAATCGAGCATGGCCAGTTCATGGGCCCGTTCATTCTTACGATCAAAGAACTTCAGCACTTCAGGTGCTATTCGTAGCACACCGCCCAATAGTCCACTCAATAGAGATTCAATCATCGCGGGGCTTCCTCAAATTTGCGGCATTGCTGCCAGGGCATCGTTTATATCGTCTAGGTCTGAAATCAGATCATCAAGTTCTGATTGATCGCGCTCGGTTCCTTCACCCGATTCTATCACTCGCCGTAACTGGTTTATTTCCCTAGTGACTTCGCGCCTTTCTTGCTGAAGGCTTGCCCGCTGAAACTGCACAATGCTATCGCCATTGCGCTTGACCTGGGCACCTAGCAGGTTGATTGTTTTAGTAAGGGGGCTGATTGCTTGCTCGATCGCATTATCAATATCTTGATCACTGGCAAAGGTGTTATTACCCCACACAAAACTGGTACTCCAAAGAAGCAGTATCAATACCGTCAATTCTGCATTTTGTTTAATCGAATTGACCAAAGAGGTAATAAACGCCATAAATCAGCCCGCCATATATTCGTTGTGAACAAGTTGGGCTAATTATGGTGTTTTTAGGGTTGAAATATCAACTGCTTAGGGAGAATTGCTGTTTGATCAGCGATATTGTGAGCTCACAGCGCGGCCTGTGCTTGCATACACCGGCAAATCGATACTCACTTGATACGACCACACCAGAATTGTCATCGCTCCACACCTTGGCCGCTGTCAGCGCGTCACAGGTGAACTTGTCGATGATGGAACAGGGGTTTGATACGTCCACACCGCGCTTGTTGCCATGATAGTACAGGTACTGCAGCTGCACCGGTTCACTGAATTTGATCTGTTCACCGTTTCGGTGCTTTGCTTCCAGGAAGGCCATCTTTTGTTTTATCACTGGCCACTGGTCTTTTTCGTAAGCTGTGGCCACCGCTACGCCATCCTTCTTGCGGATCCGCTTCAGCTTCGCTTCAAAGTCAGACTTCAGGCATGAAATCTCATATTGTGCGCGATTCCATTCAGGCAACATGCCGGCCACTATCTCTGAATAATTGCTCTTTGCCTTACTCAACACCAGAAAGTGAGCATTGCGGTAATTGTTCAGATTCAAAATGAAGTTCTTCTTTGATGATACCGGCACTGTTAGTGGGAGTATTAGTTTCATAATGCCACATCATCCTTATGCCCACTTCCACCACAGTACGGGCAAGCATTGTTTTCATGCTCGATATGGTCGGCTTCAGAATTGCCATCATTGGTGAACACTAAACTTGGTTCAGAATATTCATCTGCCAGCTTTCCAAGTTCTTCAAAAGCATACTTACCAGCCCTTGCCATGCTCCATTCGTGGCGTGTTCTGCAATAGGTCACATCGTTGATTTCATGCAAAAGTTCATCAGCAAGCGCCACCAGTGCTTTCAGGTTCTGATACCGGCGTTCGTCTTCGTTGGTTTCACCTACTGGATCAACTGCACCGATCAGCTTCATTACAATTTCTTTGATTTCCATTAGTTTGACTCCTGCAAAACTGCATCAATAAGTTCTGGCATTCTGGATAAAATGCAATCATCACAAACCATCACCTTGTTCTTGGCCATACTCTGCGCCATATCTTCATCAGGCCCCATCACTGAAGCCAATATGCCATTACCACCAAGCTGCATGGCAAGCCCTTGCTGGCGTTTCACAGCATCAATCTTCAACACAAAACGCTCTATTTCAATGATGTTGAATATGGGTATAGGTAGCTGGCCAATCTTTTTATCGCAAACAAAGCATTGGCTGTGGGTTCTCAATTCGGCTTCTTTCATGATGTGAAATTCCTCTGTTGTAAACCGCAATTATCCTGCGCGAATTCAAACGAAAATGCCGACATTGAAAGCAATACCTTAAAGCCCTCGCTCTTTCGTTCCCGCAAATCTGAGTGAAGATAACACCACTGCATTTCACCGTAGCTGTAGGCTTCTTGGCACTTGGCTATTTCAACGGCAAGGGCATCAAAGAAATCAGCCTGCTTATCGCTGTGCATTTCCCAAAACGCCTTTGCCAACATTTCAGGTGTTAGTTCCTGAATGTCGCTATCTCTTATCGCTTTCATATTGATTTTCCTATTTAAGTTTAATGGTTCCAGTTTCAAACATTCGTCTTGCAGTTCTGTTCTGTGACCGGCGCAAATACCATTCAGACCGTTCATCAAATTCAGGGCATGAACCACGCTGATCAATAGCGGTATGGCAAGTGTGGCAAGCGTACCCAGCACAGAAATCATCTACCTTAGAACCCATCACACCGCTTTCATCAGGGAAGTGACAAAGCACCACCGTTTCAGTGTTATAGCTGCACACCCCTAGAATCTCTAATGTGCATTCTTCACCGCGGGCTGAATCACGCATCTTCTTGCTGTGGATCACACTGTCACCATCAAATGATAAGTAACGACCAGCGTTGTAAGGTGCAAAGCCTGATCAAATCCAAGCACCTTAAAGAATGCTCCTTTGTTGCCTTTGCGATTGAATGCGCTCGATACCCGCGATGTGTACCAATCGATTGCCCAATGAATCAAGAAGTTCACCGCGGCATACTGAAAGCCGAACACCAAAAATGGCAGTGAATAGATAAGCACATGAATCGTTAGCCACCTGTATTTGGTGCTTTTCAGTGTGGCCATCATGTTCGTTTGCAATACAAAATCACCGAGATAGTGAAGCCAAATTAATGCAATGATTGTCGTGATTTCCATGTTTTATTTCCTATATTGATTGCTGGATTGCCTGAATGATTCTTTTGCCCGCCAGTGGCGGCACTGCATTACCGGCCATGTGAACTGTTAGCTTGTGACTCTTTGGCCGCTTGGTATCTTCTGGAAACGACATTGCCGCTAAATTCTCACCGGCCAGTAGCATTCGCATTTTGTCGCCATCCACTACAGCCCATCGATCGCGTGTTGTGATTGTGCCAATTGGCCTGTTTATATCTCTGCCTGTTTTAGTATTGCCGTAATAGCTAAACAGGAATCTTTCACCGAATGCAGCTTTTCCAGAATTTGCGCGTTCTAATGTGGCCGCGGCCCTTCCTGGCTTATCGATCATCGACCAATTACCGGCACTGAAATCAATAAAACTGGTTGCTGGCTTATGCGCTTCACTTTGCAGATTCAACATCAAAGGGTGCTGGCTTCTAGTGCAAACGATGAATAGCCTTACTCTGTTCTGTGGAACACCGAGATCAGCGCAATCGACAATGTGCGGGGCAAGCTGGTACCCAAGTGCTTTCATTGCCGCTTCCCATGCTGGATAAAGTGCCCACTGCATAAATTCTGGCACGTTCTCAACCACTGCCATTTGCGGCCTGTGGTACTCACATGCTGATACTACTGCCCAAGCTGTTGAACGGCTGGCGTCATGCTGTGGATTGCCTGAAGCCCTACCCCTTGCCTTGCTGTGGCCTTGGCAACATGGGCTTGCCAGTAAAATATCGTGCGCCGGCACATCTTCCCATCGCGCCTGGTGCAAATCTTGGCAAACATGCTGGGTTTCAGGATGGTTTTCACTGTGAATATCTACGGCTTCTTGCCAATGGTTTGCGGCCCAAAGCACATTCACCCCAGCCATACGCGCACCGGTAGACCACCCGCCTAATCCAGCAAATAGATCAATTGCGTTCACGATATTTCCTTTTTCTTGTTGTTGGCATATTCGCCCTTTGATTCCAGCAAAAGCCCTTGCTGGCCAGCTTTGTTCTGCAACCAGTTCATGAACATATAGCATTGCCCTGGGTCCCACTTTGCAATACTGGTTAGAACCATTCTTTCTTTGTCGGGGTGCCAGGGGTCGATGATTCTTGCTACAGCGAATGATTCGCCTGTTTCTTCATAGAATTCATGCTTGGCGTGTTTCTTCATCAATTCCACTTCTTCTTCAATCACTTCCTTTGTGGGCTTCTTGAGCAAGAATGCTGCGTATGTTCTAAGCCAAATATGCACCAATGCTTTTTGCGGCATCGAAGTGCGCCGATCTGAACCATCGGACCATTCCACCTTCAGCCACTTGTTTTCCTGCCACACCGCTTGGAATTCACCAAAGAAATTGAACATGGCGCGTTCACAATCGATGATCCGTGATTCCTTTGCCATTACCGCTTTCCTATCGTGGCGTGTTTTTTCTCTTTGTCGGTCATTTTCCCGTAACAGATGGTGCAAACACCGGTACCCACTTTCTTTTTATTGTTGCGGCCACAGCCAGCGCAAGTGAACAGGTGAAAATTGATCTTGCCTTCAGCGCCAACACCAATAGGGATATGCTGAACCTTACCACCAGCGTTCAAGAATTCCTGCATCTGCTTTTCATACTTCGCGCTTTCTTCGGCCTTGATTCTAATCGGGGGAAGTTCCACAAATTGTTGGTTTAACATCAGTCAAATATCCTCATTATGTCGGCTATCTTTGCCCGTTTTTCTTCGTTTGTAAGTACCCTGCTGATCTTTTCCGGTATGGCCTTGGGCACATCAATGCTCAATTGCTCACCGGCAATCACACGGCGTTTCAGAACTTCATAGTTATATTCGAACTTCTTGAACACTTGCCCTTCAGGCATATTGGCAAGATCGAACCAGCCTGTGGCCACACCAGCGTAATAAACAATCGGGTGTGAATACTTCTGTGCGTTCTTCGGGCTTTTGGCCATACAGGCTTCATAGTAGGCTTGCTTTGCCGCTGGAATTCCTAGATCACTATCACTGAACTGGCACATGGCGCGGAACATCGGCAACGTAAGCCATCCACCTGTGAAATTCAGAACTTCGCGCAATCCTCGATTCATTTCACCGGCAGACAAATCAGCCATGCCGCGCTTCCAAATCTTATAATCAGTGTCTTCAGCTTCGAAACTGATTACCTTCATGCCGTAAAGAGCCCGCCACACATAAACAAACTTTGTGTTGAATTCTTCAGGCGTCTTAAAGTGCGTCTTCACCTGGTCGGTGCGTGAGCTCTCGCATTTGCTGATCTGCCCGTTCTGAGCGACTCGCCCTAAAAGACTGTCCAGTTCTTTGTTGACCGTTTTCATACGGCACCCCTTGTGTGATTGCCTGTTTTCTTCGGCTTACTTCATTGACAACGTATTCAACAACAACACCTTGCCAGCCCTTATCTATCGTGATTTCAATCGCTTCATCAGGGTTAATGCCTTTCTGGCCACATATAGCGGCCTGTTTCATTGCCCTGTCAAATGCCCGCTGCGTGAATGGCTTTTTGATGTTAATGCGATGATCTACAAGCTCTTTGGCTGCATCCTCTGACACGTTCGATACTGCAGCACTGGAAATATCTATTTTTCTATACATCGCTTGGCTTCCTCTTTGTTCAAATTTGCCAGCTTATTGGCTTGCGTGATGTGTCTGAGCATCTTAACCGCCCTGAAGCACATGGCCCTTGTTCCAACACTATCACTGTAATGCTTACCACCAGGGCGCCAAGCGTGTTCAGGTGAAATCAAATCAAGGTGTTCACCATCTTCATTGACCACTCTGAAGGTGCCATCAGGCATCTTGATCAGTTTCAGTTTCATGGCTTAATCCTTCCACCGGCCTGTTTGAATGTTGAACTTTGCCAATTCCCGCTTCAGTGCTTTCAGATCATAGGCGCTGCAGTGGCGCAATCTACCGCGAAGCATTGAACCCATTTGATAGGCCACGTTATCAGCAGCTGCAAGTGTGGTTTTTGCCTCTGACACTGCTTGACGCATTTCATCGAATTTATTCATTTCCTTTCCACCGTTATTTTGACTTTAACTATCTTGATTTTTTGCAGAAAATCACGGGTCTGAAAACGCTCTTTCAGCAATTCACGCGCCTCTTCCCTTGTTGTGCATACCGTCCAATCTAAAACCTTGGATGCACCATCAACCTGTAGTGCCCAGCCATCATAGTAAAAACGCTTTGATCTGAACTTCAGGAAACTTTTCATTTCTACACCATAGCCATTGGCTTGCCTTTTACCAGCATGTACCAAGTTTTTTCCTTAATGCCTTTCTTGCCGACGATTCCGGCCCACACTGCAATGATTTCGTAATCGTCATTTCGCTCAACCAAGAACAGGGCGTTACCTGTTACACCCATTGCCTTGCCTTGGTATCCCGTGGCACTGGCTGCGCCTTGGTATCCCGTGGCACTGGCTGCGCCTCTTGTTCCCGTGGCACT